CGCTGTGGCCGTGCGGACTTCGAACCAGCGTATGACGCGCAACTTTGACCGGATGCGTGTTTACAATGAGCGTAAGTCGGCATTGTCACAGCCACCCTGCGCCCCAACGCAGGGCGCGCCATCGGCGCAGCCAGAGCAAACTGGCCCACCAAAGCATGTGTCGGCATCTCCCGACCACCCTTCGTGGGTGACCGCGGTAACGCGCCCGGACGACAACCGGGTCAACAAACAAACTCCAAGTGGCAACAACCGCACGTCCTTCATGATGGTAACTGATTTGGGACGTGAAGTTGATGCGATGATCCCGTGGAGTCGTGAAGCGATTCATGACTTCTTTGCCGAGAACAACATGTTTTTGGCACGTAGGATGTATGGAGCAGGGCTGCAGGATGGTGAGGGGAATCTCTCACTGAACAATGCAAGGCTCGTCGAAGAGGATGACAAGAACGTCGCAACGTTTGTGTCGAGCTATGAGGCGTCAATCGCCCATGCACGCCGCGCTGCGAATCCTGTCAACGCCATCATCGCCGCTAACAAGAAGTTCTTCCATTTGAAGAGCGCAGCTGCCAAAAGCGCGCCTGTGGAGGAATCCCTTGTTTTCCGGCTTGCCGTCGCTGCTGTCATGGGCGACGTTTACCGTGATGACGTCTTACTCGTTGGCGATCGCTTTGTTTTGGCATTGGCGCAAGCCGATCCTGCATGCTCGGTCGTTGTGAGGTCGGGCTTCAGTGTCCCGCCGCTCAGTCGCAACGTAGCTGTTCGCGCCGCATCGTTTCACGACGATGAGGACGCCAGGTACGTGGTTGAGCGTCGTTCGGCCATTGTTGAGAGTTGTATATGCTTTGCGCAACCACTTGCGATATCGTACCTGCTCGGCATGGACGATATTGTCGTGTACAACCCACTCAGCAGTGCCGGGTCTGACCAATACCTCGAGTTTCATCTCGGGGTGAACGTGCTCCATCCGCCGCACACTGCGGCCCTCGCTTTTCTTGTCACTAGTATCACAGTTCACGACAAGTTTGTCGAATATCGCGTTGATTTCTCGCGCTCGTATTACGACGGTCTTGCAGCAAATGAGAAACGCATCGAGTTCAGTTCGTTTGAGCCCGATTCGAAGTACCTTGCTGGCGGCACCGTCGCTTACGCCGATGATTGGCTGCGTGACATCTTGTCTGGAATTTATGGGAGCGAATCCGTGAAACCCACACCGGGCGTGCTGTACAAGCGCGTCCGTAACCTGGCCGGTGGGGGTCACGGTCGCGGTGGAGGTAGGGGGCGTGGGCGCACGCAGTCCGTTTCGACGGCTGCAACTGCCCCTCGTGACCCAAGCGCCCCTGCACGTTCCACGACTCGCGCGCCACCTGGGCGTGGCCGAGGCCGTGGCAATCGAAGGGAACTCGTTGTTCCCCTTGCAGTGCCTTCCGCCCCTGCATGTTCCACGCCTCGCGCGCCACCTGGGCGTGGTCGAGGCCGTGGCAACCGAAGGGAACCCGTTGTTCCCCTTGCAGTCCCTTCCATTGTGATACCTGCGGTGCTCCCAGCACCGCCTCCTCCGCCACAGGTCCCCCCCGTGGCGCCCCCCTCCCCTCTCGTCGTTGATGAGAGAGCTTCTCAACCCGTGCCACCGAGTCTCGCTGCCACCTCAACCAGCAATGCGACCGCACGCAGCGAACCATCCACCGCGTCCGTCGAAGCGCAGCCTTACCCTGAGGATATGCGCAACGCTGTCCGAGTGATCGCCACAGCACCCTTGAACAGCAAGAATGTTTCGGGGGTACTCCTGCGAACGCTCACGACGCGTATCGGCAAACCGGAGATGGTTAGTGTTATGCGCGATGTTGTTCGTGAGGCGACGGAACTCAGGTGTGCGGTGCAGAATATAGTTGCGGAAAACCATGAAGAGTGGGCTTTGGGGTCGGGCGCCGACCCCTCACGCTTCGTTTCACGGTTTGACCTGGCTAGGGCGCGTTTGTATACGTGGCTGCGTCGCAACCACTTGTGCATCCGCCTTTGCCTCGCCGCTCTTGTATTTTCACCGCTCATCATTTGGGTGTCGCTGAAGCTCTCTTTCCTCTTCCTGCTCGTCCTACCCTGTGTAATTGTTGCGCTTGTGTTCATGCGACGCCGTCCTGTCCCGTGCGTTGGCATCGATCTTGGTTTACCCATTCCCGATTTGTCCGAGGGTATCCACCATGTCGATCTCAACCACCGAACTACGACGACGATTTGCCTTTGCAAACCTAGCGCTGCACTCGTTGCCGACCTCGACCCCAAACATAGTGTGTTGCGCCGCGCGCCCGCTGTGTGCGATCGTGAAGACCAGAAGGGTGCTGTCCTTTTTGGCCCCGCTTTCGCTGGCGTCCAGGTTGCCCGTAGCTGTTTGAACAATGCGGAGAATGCGATTTACACGCGGCATGGCGTGCGCCAGCCCAAGAGGTCCCGCGACCTGGTTTTGCCCGACAAGCTCAAGCAAGCTGTCGCCGCCCAATTTGCCGAGTGTCTCTGTGTTGCAGATGACACCTGGCTTTGTGGGTGGTACAACGACAACTTTGAACCGCATGTCGAACGATCCAAGTGGACCATGAACAAAGCTAAACAGATTATGCGCTCACTCCTTGACGACAAGATCCGGCCCGGAGAAGTCAAAGGGTTCGTGAAGCGCGAGCTGTCCAAGATTGTTCTTTTTGGGAGTGGCGACATGCTTAGCCGCGCGCGTCTCATCCAGTGTTACGTCAACCTGGCAACACAGGAGTACATGGCTCGTGAGTTCGTTGCTTTCCAGAAGGCTTTGTGCAAGGCCCTTCCCGTGGATGCTCCTATGGAGATATTCCCTGGGGTGTGGCTCTGCATAGCGTCGGGCGTGCAGCCGGACGCCATTGCTGATTGGATGGACGACATTTCTCCACTAGCTGTGTGGTGGTATGAGCGGGACGGGAAGACCTGGGATGCCTTCGTGAACTCCATGATGCTAGCAATTAAGTGCGAGCTCATGGAGTGTTGTGGTGAAGCGGGTCGCCGCCTCGCCCAGTTCGCGCGGGAATCCTGGGTTGTCAACGGGATCGTCTCTGGCAAAGGATACAATTCAGGGTGTATTAAGTACCGCTTCAATGGCACGACTAAGTCGGGCCAGAACGACACGACGTCAGGCAACTCGCTTATCAATGGGCTTGTTGCAGCATACTCGTGTCACATCCGCGGTCTTTCTGCTTCCGTGATTGTTGCCGGCGATGATATGCTCGCCGCCGTTCTTTCGCCAGTGCCCCAGGGTGAGACCATCCACACTCTCGCTGACGCCCTTGCTTCCACCGAAGCAGAGTTCGGAATCAAGCCTGATTACCGTGCATTTCCCGACAACGTCCACGTATCATTCGTGAGCGGTTGCTGGATCGGTGTTGAGCAGGGGCAGACGATCTTTGTTCCCCAACTGGGTCGTCTTTTGGCGAAGCTGTGGTGGTCAGTCTGTGACGTGCCGGCACGCGATGAACCGAATTTTGTTAACTCGGTCCGCTCAGGAATGCAATCGGTCTGTGGTGTTCTACCACTGTACTCTGACTTCCTTGGCGCCTCCGACGCGGTCATCGTTGACTTGGGATTGCCAACGCATTACACGTGGTGCTCTCCGACTGTCCGCAAAGTTGATTATGACTACGCGATTTCTTGGCTCGCCAACCGCTATAATCTATCGGTTGGCGACATCGAGGAAGTAGCTCAGCTTTTGCGCGGTTTGGAGCCGGTCCCATGTCTCGTGCGTCATCGCCTCACTGACATCATCCTGGCTCACGATCTTTCTGACTTGAAGGATCGGCCAGTGTGACTTAATGTCACACCTCTTTGCTTGATGGACCAATCCTCGTCTTCTGCCCACCATCGTGAGCTGGAAGCGGAAATCCGCAAGCTCGACCTCACTCCCGGCGGCTCCGCTTGGTTGAGTAAGGCGCTCTACCCTCCTGGGATCGGCACTTCGGTGTCGGTCCCTGATGGCGCGTATGCCCCGGCAGTCCGGGGCGACTACCGGCCCAGTTATGTAATCAAGGCACCTATCATGCCCGACCCTGAAGATACTTGGGATTGTTGCATCGTAACCCTTCCGGGTGACTGCAATGCTGCCCTCGTCATGGTCGGAGTCTCGGGATTGGTGAACTTTGTAACTGGGTCGGGTACGCTTGTGCAGTGGGTTCGGAACATCGATCGTGGTGGCTCGAATCCCGTTCTTGCCGTCAACCGCAACACCGCAGGTGGTGCTGCGAACGTGACGTTCAACTCGACCTACTCTGCGACGGCGACGCAGGCGTTTCGGTCGACGTACAAGTCGCTCACTGTCCACATGACCGCATCAAGTTTGTATGACGGTGGATCAGTGACGGCCGCCCAGTTCCCGATTGATTGGACTGGGTCGAACGCGTTCGCACTGGCACTTCGCGACGGTCTCAACTACGTTGCCGCACGTAGGTGGGCCTGTTTGCCGTTGGATGAACAACACATGCGTCAGTCGGCTCCTGGCAGTCATGTCGGTGAAGCGCGCCAGGGTGTGTACATGCCCATGCGCCTCAAGGGCCCGTCCCAAAGTTTCGTTGGTCTTGCGCCTGCGGAATCCCTGACGTTGATCGGCACGGCGGCCATCGACGCCTCTTCGCTTCGCACCCCTGGCGGCGGCGCAATATACCTACCGGTATGTGCGTTGGCGTCCAGCGGGTTTTCCGATGCGACGGGTGTCGTGAATCCGTACCTTTCGACGCTCGGGAATGGAACGGGCAATTGGATCGCTCCGGACCCTTCGTCGTGTGAGGACACGGCTTATGACAACTACAACACCGGCGTTGTCATATTCCGTGGCCTCTCCCCACAGGCGACCCTCACGTTGCAAGTTTATCAAGGGCTGGAGATGGTTGTCGCTCCGACGTCCGCTCTTATCACCTTTGCACGCTCTCCCGAACCACGTGATGAGCGTGCGCTTGCCGCGTACTCCTCCATCGTCTCAAGGATGGGCTACGTCTATCCGGCCAAGTACAATGCTCTCGGGCTGATCCTCCCGCTTATCGCTTCGGCTTTGCGGATGGCGGCACCCTACGTACTTCCGGCTTTACGTGGCCTCGCGACCACCCTCGTCCCCATGGCAGCCTCTGCAGTTATGTCGAAACTGCAAGGTCGTGCACCAACGCCTGCTGTCCCACGTGTTGCCGCACCCCCAGTGCGGTCCTCCTCCGCGCGTTCAACTTCGACCCGTGTCTCAATCCGGGTTCCTCTAAAGAAGAAGAACAAGCGAAGGCAGTGAGGCTTCTCGCTGCGTGCGCGCGCCCCGCGCGCACACCGTCCCTGTCAAATGCTTCGGCACCC